CTCCTTGAAATGGGACATAAAGTTATTGTTATCGATAATGAATATTCTGATGCTCATGATCAGTTTTACTATAATGAAAAGGCATATTATGTGAAACAAGATATTTGTAGTTATCAACGTACTAGAATTTTTTATCATGATGTAGATTATGTTTTCCATATTGCGGCAGAAGCGCGTATCCAACCCGCCGTTGAAAATCCCCTTAACGCAGTTAGAATCAATGCTCTAGGTACAGCAACTGTTCTTCAGTGTGCTCGTGAAGCAGGTGTTAAAAAAGTGATGTATTCTTCTACGTCTTCTGCATATGGTCTTGCCAATGAATCACCTAATGTAGAAACACAACCTAATGACTGTTTGAATCCATACTCAGTATCTAAAGTTGCAGGAGAAAATCTATGTAAGATGTATACTGAACTCTTTGATCTTCCTACTGTCATCTTCAGATACTTTAATGTATATGGTGAGAGACAACCATTAAGAGGACAATATGTACCAGTGGTTGGTATATTTTTAAGACAACTTGCAGCAGGTGAACCACTTACTATTTGTGGTGATGGAGAACAACGTAGGGACTTCGTACATGTCAGTGATGTTTGTAATGCAAATATAATGGCAGCAATATCAAATCCTGATGAGGATGCTTATGGTCAGATATATAATATTGGTTGTGGTGTAAACTATTCAATCAATCAGATTGCTAATATGATTTCTGATAATCAGGTTACTCTTCCAGGTCGACCTGGTGAGTGTAGAGTTACCCAAGCAAATACTGATAAGGTAAGAAAAACCTTTGGTTGGAAACCACAAGTAGATCTTGAAAAATGGATTTTATCTAATGTTTTTTGAAAAATTGAGTTTGGTTACGGGTGGGTTTGATCCTATCCACAGTGGACATATAAGATATTTCGAGAGAGCAAAGGATCTTTCAAACTATCTCGTAGTTGGTTTGAATGGAGATCCTTGGTTGAAAAGAAAGAAAGGTCAATACTTTCAATGTTGGACTGAGAGAGCAGAGATTGTTAGGAATTTAAATATGGTTGATGCTGTCATATCTTGGGATGACGCAGATGACAGTGCCTGTGGTGCAATTGAAAAGTGTTTAGATATTGCAGATCAGGTTATTTTTTGTAATGGTGGTGATCGAGGTAAAACTAATACACCTGAATTTGATAGATTTAAAGACGATAGTAGAGTTATATTTGAATTTGGTACTGGTGGAGAAGAAAAAATGAATAGTAGTTCATGGATTCTTCACGGGTATTTTGAAAGACAACGTAAGATATTAGGCATATAAACCCCTCTAAATAACCATAGGTGGCATGTGGATTATGTCAAACTTGGTTATTAAAAAGAAGAACGAAGTATTTTTAGAGATACTTGCCGAACCACACGTCTGTCATGAACTGTCAGATCATTTTACTTTTGAGGTTCCTGGCGCAAAGTTCATGCCTCAGTATAGAAGTAAGTACTGGGACGGAAAGATTAGATTGTTTGATTCTAGAAAAAATCAAATTTACGTTGGGTTGCTTGATAAACTGGTAAGTTTCTGTAAGAATTATGAATACGAATATGAATTTGCAAATAACAAATACTATGGTACTCCCTTTGAAGTCAATGAGAATATCTCATATGAGGGTGTCAAGGATTACGTAACATCAATATCAAAATATAAACCTAGAGACTATCAGATTGATGGCATATATGATGCCTTAAAACATAATCGTAAACTATTGATAGCTCCAACTGCTTCAGGAAAGTCGCTGATGATATACGGGATTGTGCGATATTACGTTGAAAAAAAGCAAAATACTCTGATTGTTGTTCCAACGACTTCCCTTGTAGAACAAATGTATAAAGACTTTGCGGACTATGGTTGGGATGTTGGTTCATTTTGTCACAAGATATATGCAGGAAAAGAAAGAGAAACAGACTCTCAGGTTATTATAACCACTTGGCAATCAATTTACAAGTTACCTCGTAAATATTTTGAAAGGTTTTCTGTGGTAATAGGTGATGAAGCACACCAATTTAAGAGTAAATCACTGATATCTATAATGACAAAACTTGGAAATGCCAAGTATCGTTATGGTTTTACAGGAACTCTTGATGGTACACAGACTCACAAGTGGGTGTTAGAAGGTCTTTTCGGACCTTCGTATAAAATTATTCGTACTGACGAATTGATGGAGAAAGGTTATCTTGCCAACTTAGATATTAAAATTGTTCTACTCAAACATCCTCCTAAGACATTTGAGAACTTTGAAGAAGAAATACAATATATTATAAAACACGAGCAGAGAAACAATTTTATTAAAAACCTGACATTAGATCTAAAGGGTAATACTCTAGTTCTTTTCAATAGAGTGGAAGATCATGGCATGCCTCTTTACGAATTAATAAATAGTAGTACACGTAATAAAAAAGTCTTCTTCATCTACGGCGGTGTAAATGTAGAAGATCGTGAGGAAGTAAGAGCAATTGCTGAAAAAGAAGATAATGCAATCATAGTTGCTTCTTACGGTACATTTTCAACTGGTATAAACATTAAAAAGCTGCACAATGTTATCTTTGCTTCTCCTTCTAAATCTAGGATTCGTAACCTTCAAAGCATTGGACGAGTACTTAGGAGAGGAAAAAATAAATCTATGGCAACCCTATATGACATTGCAGATGACATCAGTTACAAATCAAGAAAAAATTATACACTCAATCATATGATTGAAAGAGTTAAGATTTACTCAGAAGAGAATTTTAACTATGATATAGTAAACGTTACTTTAAAAAAATAATGGATGACACTTATTACGCACTTATAAAACTGACGACTGGCGAGGAAATTATCTCTCATATCTTTACTGATGATAGTGAGGAAGACCCTATTATTGCTTTGGGTTCTCCTGTAACAGTTGAAATTACTAGCAGATCAAACCATAATGTCTTAAAATTTGAACCTTGGGTAAAGGTTTCATTTGAAGAAACCCTGTTCATAAAACTTAGTAATGTGATTACTATGACTGAATTACCTGAAACTAATTATTATATACAGTGCTACAAAGAATACGTCAAGGCGGGTTTTCAGGATATTAATGCCCCTCAGACTGAGACTGGACCTAAAGGGGTAAAACTCAATAGGACAATGGGTTCTCTTGGTACAGTAGATAATGCAAGAAAGATCCTAGAGAAATGCTTAAGACTTAAATTAGATACCTAATATATCCCTCTGAACCTCCACAAGGTTATTGTACATACATTAAGAGCACTTGTCAAGCTTTGATTAAAGTGTTATAATAAAACCATGATAAAAGCAAATAATGCCCAAAGCTAGATCTGAACATTATGTTAACAATAAGCAACTCTTAGAAGCACTTATTGTTTACAAAAGCAAAGTAAAAGAAGCACTAGAGAATGAGAAACCGAAACCTCGTATCACAAACTATCTTGGTGAGTGTTTCTTGAAGATAGCAACACACTTGTCATATAAACCAAACTTTGTTAATTATATGTTCCGTGAAGATATGATTTCTGACGGTATAGAAAACTGTGTTCAGTACATCAATAACTTTGATCCTGAAAAATCAAGGAACCCATTTGCTTATTTTACTCAGATCATCCATTATGCTTTTCTAAGACGTATTCAAAAAGAGAAAAAGCAGATGGAGATTAAGAATAAAATTTTAGAGAAGACTGGTTACGACCAAGTTTTCAATGTTGATGATAATGTTTTGAGCAATAGTAAAAGTGATTATAATTCAATTAAAGATAATGTGCAGTATAGATTGAAAAAATGAATACTGAATTTAAAAAGATTAAAATTGCTGTAATTGGAACAGGAACAGCGGGTTGTCTTCAAACTCTTAAACTTTCTCAAGAATTAAATTTTGAATACTTTGAACTTGATTGGATTTATGATCCAGAAACTCCCATCTTTGGAATTGGAGAAGCAACTACACCTCATATTCCTTCATTGCTGAGAAGATCAAAATTCACTACTGATCTGATTATGAATCAGTTAAAAGGTAGTTTTAAATATGGAGTCAGGTTTTTTAATTGGGGAAAGAAAAATAAAAAATTTACACATGATTTTGGGACTGGTTCATATGGAATTCATATGGATACAAGTGCTCTAAGTGAGTTTACAGTAAAACATATAGACAAACTCAAAGGAACTAACATTAAAGTTATTCCTGAAAAAGTAGAAACCATTGAATCTTTGCCTAGTGGATGTGTTGTTAATGGACGTAATTATAATTTTGTTATTGATTGTAGTGGTAATGAACCTTTATTATACAAAGAAGAGTATATAGATTCTGAGTTCCCTACTGTTGATTCAGCAGTTATCTATAGAAGAAAAGCACCTGGTACATGGAATCATACTGTTCACTTTGCTCATGAACATGGGTGGATGTTTGGTATTCCTTTGAAAGATCGTCAAACTTGGGGATATACTTTTAGTAGTAAATTTACCACAGAAGAAGAAGCAAGAGAAGGATTGCAAAAATTGATTCCAAATGAAGATGTCTCTATGGCAAGATACATCACTTGGAAACCTAGGTTTGCATCTTTTTTAATTGATGATAATGGTGTTTATGCTAGAAATGGAAATGCTGCAGGATTTATGGAACCTCTGCAAAGTCTTTCTGGTCTTCATACAGATCAAGTTTCTAAAATTTTGACTGACTATGTAAATGACGATGCATCTAAACAAGAAGCGAATACTGCTATTATTGATAGTGAAAAAGAATGGTTAGAAGGTTTAGCATACCATTATCAAATGGGATCTGCTTTTGATAGTCCATTCTGGAATGATGTTTCTGACAGAGCAAAAAAGTTTTTAGAAGATAAAAAATGTTCTGAAAGTGACATTCAGGATATCTACAATGAAAATCCTACGGACGTTGAAAGAGTTGAATTAGGTTGCTTTGAGATCATTGATTTGGTACAATTGTCTCGTGGTCTAGACACTCCAACTGCAGATATTTTTGACCAATGGAAATTTGCTGATATTGATGAGGCAAATTCATTTTGGGGAACACAAAACAGTATTGAGGATTATTTAAAATGAATGTAGCCGTAATTACTGACCAACACTTTGGTGCTCGTAAGAATTCTCAAACTTTTCATAATTATTTTTTAGATTTTTATAATGAGGTTTTCTTTCCAGAACTAGAGAAACGTAAGATTACAACAATCATTGACATGGGTGATACATTTGACAATCGCCGTGGCATTGATTTCTGGGCACTTGATTGGGCAAAGAAAAACTATTATGATCGTCTTGCTAAGATGGGAATTGAAGTACATACGATCGTTGGTAATCATACCGCTTATTATAAAAATACAAATGACTTAACAAGTGTTGGATTATTTTTAAGAGAGTATGACAATGTAAAAATTTATCCAGATCCCCAAGAAGTAAGTATTGGTGGTCGTGATATTTTATTTTTACCTTGGGTTAATAAAGAAAACGAAAAAGAAAGTTTTGAATGTATCAAAAATTCATCATCTAAACTTGCAATGGGACACCTTGAACTCAAAGGATTTAAAGTTAATCATCATGTTGTTATGGATCATGGTAGTATGGACGTTAACCTCCTTGACAAGTTTGATAAGGTATACTCTGGACATTTTCATACAAGATCAAATAATGGAACTGTCTACTACCTAGGTAACCCTTACGAGATTTATTGGAATGATGTAAATGATAATCGTGGTTTTCATATCCTTGATCTGGATACTCTAGAAACCACTGCTATCAATAATCCTTTTTCGATGTATAAGCACATCTATTATGAGGATACCCCTAGACAAACTTTTAACTTTAGTAACTATAAAAATAAAATTGTTAAAGTTATTGTTAGAAAGAAAAGTAGTGAAAAGGATTTTGAAAAATTCATTGACAAACTCCTCTCAGTAAATGTTTATGACCTTAAGGTTGTTGAAAACTTTGAGATGATAGATGCAGGTGATATCCAGATTGAAGAATCTGAGAATACTATTTCTATCCTAAGCAAGTATATTGAAGAGTCTGAAGGTGATTTTGATAAGTCTAACTTGAAGAAACTTATTAATGAGATATATAATGAAGCATGCGAAATAGCGTAAATGTTCATTCTCATCAATCAAGAAGAAACCGTCAACAATGGCGCTTATTGTGTCTTCGATAAATTAGGAGAGAAAATATTATTTCTCTTTGAAGAGGTTGACGACGCAGAAAGATATGCTATAATGTTAAATGAATCTGCGGATACTGGAGCAGAAGCGATTGAAATAGATAAAGAACCTGCCATAAAAGCTTGTAAACATCATGGTTACAAGTACACGATTATATCTCCCAATGACATTGTGATCCCTCCTTCTCATTATGATCTCGTTTCAGACAATTAAATGGAAAAATTTTCTGTCTACTGGAAATCAATTTACTGAAATAAATTTTCAAAAAAGTGATACTACCTTAATTATCGGTACAAATGGTGCAGGTAAGTCTACTGTTTTGGATGCACTTTGTTTCGGTCTCTTCAATAAACCATTCAGAAAGATCTATAAATCTCAATTAATTAATACAATCAATGAAAAAGATTGTATGGTTGAGGTTGAGT